CGCGCAGTGTCCGGCCGGGGACGCTGAGGCGCAGGTGGACCTGCGTCGGTTCCGTGAGGTCGAGGGGCAGCATGATCTGACCGCGCGGGTTAGCTGCCCGAGACACGGGGCCGACTGCCATCAGGGACGTGGCCTCCCCCGTCTGCGTCTTCAAGGTCGCCGTGATGTAGGCGAGGTGCTCAGGTGAGCCGTCGAGTCGCGTGACGTTTCCACTCACGATCGTTCCTCCCATTTATCTACCTTCTCCTGTAGTCTGTCGAGGCGCTCATGCAGTCTGGCGTGAGCGTCGTGAGCATGCTCATCAATGGTGCGCTGCGAAGACTCCCGAGCCGTCCGCTCGTCGTGGAGCTCAGCGGCCATCTTGGAGCCGCGCTCATCGATACGTCCGACGCGCGCTTGCACGGAGCTGAGGCTCTCGCTGTGCGCGTTGAGAGTGGCCTCCATTCGGGCACCCTGATCGAGGAGGCCCGTCACCTGCTTGGACAGAGCGCCGATCTGGTCCGACACGACCCAGACAGTCTCAATCGCCTTGTCGAGGTCATCGCGGACATTCGTATCGTGATTGTTCTTGATTTCCGCGTCCGCACTCTTCGCCGCATCACGGGCCTCGGACGCGGTCTCCGAGATGTGCGCGAGCCGCGCGTCGAACAGCCTGCCGACGTACCGCAAGCCCGCGACGACTGCCGCAGCGGCCGCGCCAATAATGGCAACAACCGCCGCGACAATCGCCGTGACGACCTTCGGGTCGGCGATGATGTCAATCACGTGGACGGTCCGGCTTGCCCATCAGCTCATCTAGGGGCTGCCCGCCCGGAGTCGCGGCGCCCACCCAATCAAGGATGCTCGCACCGTTAATGCGGAGCGCGGACAGCATCGTGTACACCGACCACGCGACGCCGAGGAACACGGACATCTGCGTGACCAGCAGACGCCACGTCGCCGGGTACGACCCGGAGACCCACACGGCCGCAGTCGTGACGAGAGCAACCGCGACGAGGAGCACCACACGGCGGCGGCGCGTCCACCACGGCTTGTCCAGCGCCGCCTGAACCATCGGCCACACAAGGCCGACAATGACCGTCGTGATGAAGGGGTCCGCCTGAAGCCCCATCAACAGCTCATCCATCTCATTCCCCCTTCTCCGCGCCCGCGAGCGCCTGGTTGATTGCCGCGTTGGTGACGGCCCCGTAGATTTCGTCATCGTCCACACCGACGGCGCGCTGCAGGTCGCCAACGACGCGATCGTGCGACGCGTCCGATTCATCTCCCCAGATGCCGTCCGGCTCTGCACCGATCACCTGCTGCACGTACTCGACGCCGAACGGGAACTGCCTGCCGCCCCAGCTCGAGGCAGCGACCACGGCGTAAATACGCTTGGTCGTATCGGGACCGATGACGTTGTCTGCGGTCGCGCCGACTGCAGCCTGCAGGGCCGTGATGTCGGTGTAACCGGAGGCGGTGGTCGCGTCTCCGTAGTGCGGGCGGATGACGGCGCAGACGGAGTCCCAGCCTCGTGTGCGGCGCCACACGCCGCCACCGTTGCCCTGCGAGCCCGCAGCGCCGGACGACGTATTGAATTCAATCGTCTGAATCCACGACCCATAATTGGCCTCGACAATGCCGACGTGGTCGGCAATACCATCGTCGTCCCAGTCGAAGCAGACCAGGTCTCCGGGTGCGGCCTGTGTCATCGGTGAGACGAGCTGGCCTTCGCGGCCGGCGGCGTTGATGCCGTAGGGGACGTAGGCAAAGTCCCCTCCTGGCAGGACGGAATTCTTCTCCTCGTCCGTTGCACACCACGACGCGCCCATTGCGCAGAAGGGGACGCCGGAGGTGCCGTAGTATGCGCCATGCTTCTTGGCGTACCAGCGGCCATACTTCGAGCCTTCCTCGGGGTCGTCCCATCGGGTGTAGCCGATTTCGCCGGCTGCCCAGCCGAGGACATTCTGTGCGGTCATGCTCATCGAGAGGCCTCCGTCTGCTCGTAGGGGATGTAGATCGGGGTGACGACGTCGGGCGGCGTGTCCGTCGCGGGCGTCATCGAGGCCATGAGCTCTTCGATTGTCGGTTCCATATGTCTCTCCTTAGTTGGGTAGACGAAACCCCCCGGACGGGCTTGTCCGAGGGGCAGGTTCAATTGGTGTCTGTCAGTAGCCGAGGGCCATCCACGCGAAGGAATGGCGTTCCTGTGAGGTCACGCCGGGGAGCATCGGCCTGAAGCCGCTCTTGTCGAGCACGTCCACGCAGAACTGTCGGCCGTTCTTGAAATTCCAGCCGGCCGGCCCCGATCCATACAGCGGCGTAATGGACACCGATACACACTCGTGCGGGAACGGGGTATTGAAGTTCACGCGCGGCATGTAGAGATTTCCGAACGCGACCTCGGCGCTGGACACCGCGACTCTGCCGCCCTTGATGAGGCCGGGCTGGACCGTCGGACTCAGGCCCGCTCCCACGGGCATATCACCGACCGCCGAGAGTTCCATCTGCAGATTCGACTCTGCCGCCCATGCGCGACCATCCCACACCCTCACGGCGTTGAGGTCGGTGCGCCACACGTACACCGGCTGCGCCGTCGAGGCCACCAGGCCAGCAGCCGCGAGCGCGGACACGTACTGTGCCGCCGCCGTTTCGGAGGCGCACGCCTTGTAGGAGGGGATGGACAGGGACAGTGCCAGCAGGTCCTGGCGCTGTGCGGGGTCAGTGGGTGAGGGGACGCGGTGTCCCCGCTGGTCGAGGTAGCTCATGAGTGTCCTATCGGGAGGTGTAGGTGATGCGGATCGAGAGGCTGTCTCCGGTGGCCTGGACGCCGCCGTATGTTTGTCCGACGAGGGCGAGGCCAGTTCCCGGGGTCAGGAGCTGGGAGGCAATGCGCGTGATGTCGACGGTCAGGGAGTTTGCCCCCACCTGGACGGGGACGCTGATCGTCGCGCCCGCCTGGACGGGCCCGGTGTCCGAGTAGGTTGCGGCCGCGATCTGTGCTGACCATGCGGCTGACGTCGAGTGTGGGCGGAGTGTCAGCGTGGCGGCCGTGACTGTGATGCGTCCGAGTGCCTCGGCTTGCCGGCCGTATGTGGCGAGCCCTGTGAGTCGTGGGCCGCCTGTGTTTCGCTGCCAGGCTCCGCCGCCGCCGTGCCGTGTCCACGCTGTTCCGTCCCATGTACCCGCCCACTGCGGGATCAGCACAGCTTCGCGCACGCTGCGTGTCGGTGCGGTCAGCTGTTCCCACTTGGGGAGCGGGTTCTCTGGTTTGGGCGCTGGCCCGAGCGCGTGCAGTGCCCGTCCCGTGTCGGGGTCGAGCAGCACGTGCGCGGTCTCGACGCCGGTCCAGTTGACAGCCGTCGCTGAAATCTGGATCGGCGGGCCACCGTACAGGCTGACGTTGAGGGCGCGGCCGCCCTCGATGAGGCTGACCACGCGCGCGATCGCCGTCGGTGACCTGTCCGACCCGTATCGGGGAGGCAGATCATCGGGCACCGTCGAGATCAGGTCCATCACGGGGCTGCTCACACGCTCACCTCCACGTCGGTCTTTTGCGTGCCCTTGTAGGTGAGGGGCACCTCGTATGCGGAGACGGTCCCCCACATCGTTTTCGTGGACGCAGCGTCCACGGGCCGCGTCGCTATCTCGACGTGAGCGTCCAGCTTGATGCGTGGGTCCGGGGCGTGCTGCACGGGGACCTTGATTTTCTTCCTGACTGAGTCTGCGAGCATGGCCTCGGCTGTGCGCTTGGCCTGCTCGTAGCTCGTAATCAGCGGAGATGAGAAAAACCTGGGCACGGTGCCGTAGGGGCCATCGACGCGCATCGGCCCCGTCAGCTGATCGGCGATCGCCTGGAACGACGGGGCGCCTTCGTCAGAGCTTTGCTGCCCCCGGGCGACCACGCGGTTGTAGACCTTGTCTCGGCTCACCGAGGCCGCCACCCCGACGACCGTGCCGTCCTCCCCATCCGAGAGGCGCAGCGCCGGCCGCGAGGTGGGCGGCGAAGTCGGTGGCGACAGATACATGATTCCGTCCCCGCCCTCGCGCACGGTTGCAGGCCAGGCTTTCGCGATCTCGTAGACCGCATCGATGCGGCTCTCGCCCCAGGACATCGACGGGCATGGCCTGTCTCCGAGCGCTGGATCGATGATCACGCCGATACGTGCGCCGACCAGGCGGCGCAGCTCTGACGCGAGCGTGCCCGCTGGGTCGGGAGCCATTGGCTCCGTCAGCCTGTCTTCCTCGAGTCGCTGCATCAGGCTCTTGCCCGTAACCCTAACCGTGGACGGTCCCGGCTCCACCGAAGTGATGAGGAATCTCCCCATCGGGATCGTCCACCAGCCCGCGCCGACGAGCGACCCGACCGTCATACTCACGTGCAGGACTTGCCCGTAGCAGCCGAGCGGGTGGTCTGGGTCTACGGGGTCCCAGTCTCGCCAGTCCTCCCCCTGCACAGCTCCCACACGGGGCACCGTCAGGGACAGGGTGCCCTGGACCTGCTGGCCGGCATCCCACGACACCGACCCGTCCTCGACGGGGACCTCTCCCAGGTACTGCGACCCCAGCCATGACTCCACGGTGGCAGAAACCGTGTAGCCGGACGTCAGCAGGTCTGCGGGAATGTCCTCGGCTCCGGTCGGCATGCTCATGCGTCCTCCTGCCACACGGTCCTGTCGAACTGATCCCAGGGCCACCGACGCGCATCCAGGCCACTCCACGTCAGGCGCCGCTTGTCGAAGTCGTTCCACGTCGACAGCGTCAACGTTGTGTTCGGCTGCGGCAGATCGACGATCGTGCCCTTCAGCTGCCAGATGCGCTCAGCGACGTCGAGACGCGGCGCACGCTCCATCGATACCGATGTCACCGCCATCAGCGTCACAGGATCGACATCGCACGTTCCGCGCTTGCATTGGACGCAGTGGAGCGGATTGTGGAAGATCGCGACCGGCGTCGGAGACGCCAGGAGCGTCTTCATTGCCGCCGTATCCTGCAGGTTCGTGCGAGCCGTGAGAGACACCGTGCCGCGCCCCATCGTTGGCGCATAGACCACCAAGGGTGTCGCGCGGCCCGGCACCTCATGCTCAGTCACCCGCGGTTTTAGTTCACGCTGGTCAGTGCCCTGCCACAGGACATTCACAGGCTTCGCGCCCGCCGTGTCAGTCATCAGCGACAGGCCACCCCATGAGCGGACCACCGGCTCCGATTCGACCGTTAGGCCCCTCGACGTCGTCAGCCTGTACCTGATCGGCGTGTTGATCGGTGCGAGCGGGTCCCCAATGATGCGCTGCAAGCCCTTGGAGGACCATACTCCCCCGCGAGGAGTCCACGTGAAGCCCGTGTCCGTGACGCCCTCGATATAGCAGGCCGCCCCGGCGGGAACGCACGCCGGGGGAATCACGATCTGGACCCTGGGCGCCTGTCCACCCGCCACAATCGCGACAGGCAGCGACGACATATCGACGTCCGCCTCGACCTCCTGCGAGGTCGAAACACCGCGAGCGCCGGTCCACTGGTGCGCGAGTGCTCTCGCTGAGTACCCGATGCGGCTCGGCGGGGTGTCTCCGTCGAAGAACTCCCCCGCTGCTGCCTCGAGTGCCTCGCCCGGGGTGGGCGCCGCGACGATGAGGACGTCATCGACGTACACCCAACCCGGCAGAGTGCCGCGCTCGGCCGACGAGGTCGTGCGGGCCTCGAACCGAAGCCGCACGGCCGTCGCCCCAGATGGGGCCGTGAACGCCCAGACGGGGCGAACCCCATCCGCGCTGGCGGCCAACAGCGCCGGAGTCTTCTCCGTGACGCTGCGTCCGCCCACGGTCCACTCCGGGGATACAGCAGCCGCGAGGCCAGGACTCGTCCGCACGAGCGCCGAGATCGCGACGGTCTGCCCTCCGGCGACAGTGACTGCCGTTGGCGCGGCAGCCGGACCCTGCGTGCCGGGCGGCACGTCGATGGCCAGATACTGCGGAGACTGGCGAGCGTGCCCGCCCCACGAGTCAGTATCCGAGCCGATCCTCACCGTGGCCGGAGCGATCTTCACCCATTCTCGCAGCAAGTACGCGAACGACGGATTGCGGCAAAGATTCTCACGAGCCACTATCTGCTCCTTCCAGCGAGTTGCTTACGGCGCACCAGGACGCCGGTGCTGATCGACTCCACATGCGCGCGGAACGCCTGCCCGTCGTCGAGCACAAGGTTGACCTGCGCGCCATCGAACGACGGCACCGCGTTTGCCCCACTGGCCGCGAGCGCACTGACGTCGGCCCACTGTCGGGCCGTGAGGATTGCCTCCCTCGTGCCGGTCTGGTTGACGGCTGCTGTGACTCCTGTTGGGAGCCACCCGCCGCGGTCGTACTTGCGCGCTCCGCCGTAGCGGCCGACGGTCGGCGAGCCCCAGATGCCGGTGTGCCTGGCGTTGAGGCCAGGCTTTGGCTCCTCGATCATCTGGCCGCCGCCGGCGTAGATCGCGATGTGGTGGGCAGGTGCTCCCCAGAACAGCAGGT